GTATCAAGGCATCGTTAAATGCGTCTGCTTCTGCAGATTGATCTTGATACTGACTTGGGTCTTCCAATCCATGTGCTGCCAACCACTCAGGGTCTTGCATTTGTTCAGGGGTGGGATCTATACCACCTTGTGATAAAGATTTCTCTATTTCTTGATCTGTTACTTCACCCAGTAAATCATCTGCTGATAAATTCCTAACTGGCAAATTGGTTTCACCTACTAGGTTATAAATGAATGGGAATACAGATTTCATTTCTTCATTGAACGTACGGATTGTCAAACGATCAATCCAATCATTCATAATTTCTTCTGGAATGCTTTGTGCTGTACGAGCTTGAAAGTTTTCTGCAAAGTGTGAATAATATGCAGGACGCTGTAGGCTATGAATTTCACGTTTAACTTCTTCAATACGTTCCATTACTTTACTAGTAATGTCTCCCATTGCTTCACCCAAGGCTGCATTGCGACCAACGTAACCTTTAAATTTACGTAGACCAGCCAATTCTTCTGACAAGCCAGTAATGTGTGAGCCAATTGCATCATACGGTGTTCCACCGTTTTTAATATGTTCTGCAAGAGCACGAGCACCATTCAAATGTTTGTATGGATACTTAAATCTTTCTCCAGCAGCGTTTTCAATAAAGATGCTGTCAATGTGTTGTGTCCTACCGTTAGGCGCATTATAGTTAACTGGTGAGCTATGTCTAACAATGATCTTAGCTTCTCCAATGTCTTGGTAACTAGTTTTACTTGTACCAGAAAGTCTTGATTCTGTCATTCTTCCTTCTCCGATAGGATCTCTTTTATCTAAATTACTTTGGGATGGATTTTGTAAATCAAAATCTAATCCGTGTGTTTGTGCAAAATCGCTCAATTCATCTAAGAAGTCCATCCACGATTCATCACGTGGATTCTTACTCCATAGAACGCTCATTGCTGGCTTTTCATCTGCATCTGATAAACTTATAGAAACGTTTGTTAGTTTTTCACCGTTACGATCATCAGTATAATCAAAGCTAAGTTTGCGGGTATCTTGATCCCTAAAGTTTCTACCATCGATAGGTTTAGAGTCAATCGTTTCCTTTCTCATACTAGGAAATCTAGTTGATAGTTGGGTAACTAGGTCTTTTGCGATTCTTTCAAAATTTGCATTCATAGTAATATTTATGTTAATTGCTGGAAACAAAAATGGGTAAAGGCGCCTCGTAATCGTCCTCGGTATGCACTCCAGACAATGTTTCAAACACTCTAGGGTCCCAATCTGCTACTAGTTGGCTCATACGCACGATTAATAGCAATGCACTAACAAGATCGTCGTGGTCTCCGCTTTTGGCTTTGAAGCTGAACCCGGAAGCAATAAAACTCTTCAATTCTGATATCAAACTCTTAGAATTCAACTGCATTTGACTACTTTCAATAATATGCTTTAATCTAGCACAGGCAGCAATTTTACTTCCGTGAGTAGTGTTAAACCCTTTGCGGAATTTACGGACGTGTCCTTTACGCATTGGCTCAGATATCATAAGTCCAGAAAATTGTTCTTCCCCCTGATCTTTAATACATACCAGTCCGGCTTCTCCAACAGTATTGTTTTCAATACTCCAATATATGTTATTTGCAGTCCCTTCCATTTGGTCTTCTAGATATTTTAAAATGTCTTTGAGAATTTTAATTTGACCTTGAATTGGGGTTAGGTTGTGATGCCATTCTGCAACTTGTTTAAAACTAGGCAGTTCAAACACTTCAATTGCAGCGAAGTCGCCGCCAGTGCCCAAACTTGGATCCAAGCTAACAAGGTATATGTTATCAGGAGTTGGTTTAGTGTACCAGCGAGTCTGGCCCATCTTAAACACTGGTTCTCGTCCTTCCATCTCACTTAACTTGATACTGTTGATAAGTGTTTCATCGTAAATTAAGAACTCGCATCCATACTCACGACGGAATCGTTCTTCACCAATACGACCTTGTTCTTGTTTGGCCCAAGCATCGTCTCGATCAGGATGTTCTTCCCACTTGCAAGTATAGGGAAAGAATCCATTAATACCCAAGTCTTGTTCGTTGCCGTATTCGTCAAATTTATTATTTGCTTCTTTCCAAATAGTGGCAAACGTGTCTTCGTCACTGTTGGGTGTTGAAGTAATAATTGCACGACCACCAGTTGCTAGTGTTGGTGATATAGATGTCCAAAACTCTTCTGCAATGTTAGGTTGCACAAATGCAAACTCATCACAGTATAGTAAGGATATAGACATACCACGACCAGTGTTACCGGTAGTAGTTGCTGATACAATTCTTGAACCGTTGTCAAATTCAATACTCCCTTTGTTATAGTTTGTTACCCCACTGCGTATATGATCTGGACATAACTCGTATGCATAACGTATACGTTGCATAATTTCTTGTGAGCCAGTATACTTGTGTGCTGCGATTAGAATAGTTTGATCAGGATGGAACATTGCATACCATAACAAGTATGCAGCTGCCGTTGTAGTTTTACCCATCTGTCTAGGCAACATATTAACAGTAAATCTGTGATTGTGGTATGCGTGTAATAATCGTTTTTGATATTCAAACGGTGCTAACAACAATTTACCTTTCGTTGGATGCTGAATATAAAAAAAGTGTTCTGTGAAGTATGTATAACCGTTTTTAGGATCCGCACAGGCTAAAAGTTCAGAAACTTGTGCTTCTGAAAACTTATCTTTTTTGTGGGCCTTTTTTGTAAGTACCCCGTCTAAACTTTTGCTCATGTGTTTATTTACATAAAAAAAGCGGCCACTAGTGCCGCTTTTGAGTAGACATATTGTCTGTGTTATCTGTTTTTAACTTCAGTATACAGATTTTGTAATTGTGCCATTAAGCCTTCTGATACTTGATTGTAAGGATTTCCGCCACCATTAACTTTCTCAGCCTCATTACCACCTTTACTGTTTAAGTCGTTGCCTTTTGCAGTAACGTCAGCAACTGTGCCATATTGCTCATCTGGAGAATTTGCATGATCAACTATTTCATCAACTTCAATTTCTAAATCTCCAGCTGCGCGATCCATACGACCGTCATTGCCACTAATACTTATCATGCCCATTGGTCCAGAAACTGCGTCACCTTCTTCGCCGTCTACACCTTTTAATAAGTCCATCAAATCTCGAATGTTTTCAGTTCCACTAGCGTTAATGCTAACATTCATTGTTACAGGAGGTGGAGAACTCATGCCGCCCATTGATCCCATTGGGCCCATTCCGCATTCAGCTACCTCACTTTCACTAAGACCTGACAGTTTCTTAACTGCGTTAAGATCCATATCGTTAGAGAATTTAAATTCAGCTTGCTCTTTTAGTTGTGTTACTGGTGCATCTAACGCACCAATCTTTGATATTAAATTTTGAAAATTCATTTCTTTTGTCCTTTAAATGGATCAACAAATTTCATGGCTAATGAGCCAATAGGACTTGTTGTTCCAAGGTTGTCGTCCTTTTGTGGTTGGTTGCCATCAGGTGCTGATTTTGCTAACAATACATCGTTAACACCTTTGTATTGCTCGCCCTTATGACTAACTTTTCCTAGATCTTTTAAAAATGACAGCTGATTATCTTGCTTCTCACCATCTTCATAAGGCTTGTTTAATAGTGCTTCGCCTTTAGTTCCAATTCTAGCAAATGCTTCTGCGTTTGCTTCAAAGTTTAAATCTTCTTGCATTGTGCGAACAACAATGCAGCCTTTATTAATTTTACATGTATCAGATAAAAGTTCTGTAATAACCTGTGGAGTTGCTGGGTAGCGACAAACCACATCAAATATAGTAACTTCTGAGTTCTTTAATGCTGGAAAGTCCAATGGACTTTCTTGAATGGGCAATCTGTTTCCTTTGCTTACACTTGCGCAATCGTATTTTGACAGTGCTTCTTTAATAGATTTTGCAAATCCACTATCTAGCTTCCCGGCAATTTTAATTTTAAACTCGTAAGTTTTAACGGTTTCTACAAGGTAATCGATAAATGTTGACATTTGTTATGCTTCCAGTAATAGTATATTTATTTCATATTCTTTAATTTTTCCAGCAAGCTATTGCGGTCTGTGATAATAAAACCGTTTCCTGGAATATCAATAGATCCCTCTCCATCTGGATTAGCATCTTGATCTAATTTTTGTTTCTTAAGCTGAAGTTCAATCATTTTCAACTTCTTATCAATCTTTGCTGATTTGGCGTCAATGGCGTTCTTAAGCATGCCACCAGCTACTTCAAAGATTCTACTGCTGTAACGTGCTTCTACATTCATGCCCAAGTCCATTAGGTCATCATATGCATCTGTAGCACGTTGAGCTAGAGCATCAAATTCGCTATCAGCTAAATCTCCCAAACCTTTTACTTGCGGCAAACTGGCAGAAATTTTGTCAAATTCTTCCATACTTCTTAAGAAAGGCTCAGCAGATGGTTTAGCTGGCTTGACTTCATTGGCTATTTTCTTGTTTTCGGGCAAGTTTAGAATTTCTTCAAGTTTCTTTGTCATAACTTACTTATTTAACTCCGCCTTGGTGGAATAGATCTTTTTCGCTTAGTACACGAAACTTGATACCCTGTCGTTTACACCAAATCTGGGCTGCTTGCCATTTGGCTTGATTCTTAACAAATTGGGCTTGATTGTATTTGCCTTTGCCAACACTTTCTAAAGTGGCTTGATTTGAAGGTTTAACCTCAATAAGCTCAACAAACATCTTCCCAGTCTTATCTACATATTGTATGAAAAAATCTGGAATGTAAATGGTCTGTTTATTTGTCAACGGATCGCGATACGGAATACTGATGGCTTCACTGGCCCAACGTTGAATTGATGGGTGTGTATCGCAAGTGTTCATGAAACTCCATTCCCAGCTACTTCTGTATGTGGGGGTTTTATTTCCTATATATTTTTCAGGGTGTTTGGGTACAAACTTTCCGTGGGCAAATCGGCTCATACAACAATGTTACGGCTTTCGTAAGTATCAACAATAGACACTACGTTATAGCCAAGTGTGCTTGTTTGTTCTCTATATGAATTTAAAACTTCTGCAACTACTTTTGCTAACTGCACATCGGTTAAACCCTTTAATGTGTCAATTAATTCAAATACACTAATGTTATCAAGTCTAGCTTGATTTAATAGTACAATGCCTGTACTACGTGCAGCCTCTTCATCAAATCCACGTTTTAAAAAGAAACCCAGTACTGCGTCAATTTGATTACTAGGATACGTTATTTGGTGAAGAAAAAATTTATCAAAAAAATCTCTTACTTCACGTGAATCAGATCCAGTTTCTGTAATAGGTAAATTACTAGCCATATTTTAAAAATCCACTTGATTTGCTTGGGTAGTACCACCATTGCCCGTTCTAGATGGGAATACTACATTTTTTAATCCGCTCAATCCTGCAGCAGCAACAGCTATAGTTCCGCCAATAAGTAAGTTTCTTCCTTCTTGTCTAACACCTGCATTAGTTAAGCCTTTCGTGTTCTGATATGTATTAACTGCGGTTATGGCAGTTGATAAAAAGTTAGCTGGGCTCTCAAAAGCTTCACCACTAGCCAAACTATCCAACACATCAGCTGCACCGTCTATAACGCCGCCTGGGCCAAATATACTTGATGTGCCACCACCAGCTGCGGATAGTGGGCTCGGTGATTTATCATAATGATCAACTGCAAAACCTTTCACTTTACCGCCTCTAATAGACCCAATATCATATGCCACTGCTTCATAAGCAACAGTCATGTTGTTTTCGGCGCCTGCTGATCCTTGATCGCTGCTTTGTACTTGATCGTGAGTAAATGAAGTGATTAATGGATTGATAAGAGTATAGCTCACATACTCTCGTTTGTTCAGTTGATACAAAACAATTTTATTAAAAAAGGGAATTGAACTTCCGTTATCAAAGCCGTACGTTGTTCTAATGTAGTTAGAACTTTTCATTGCAGTGCGACTGTATGCTCCAGGCGTTTTAGCTGCACTTGGATCCGCGTAATAGTATGCATAATAATTTTGCCACATGGTATTAATAATATGAGCGCGGTCATCATGAAATTTAATATTAATTGGCATCAGCTCATGATCCATTTGTACAACTTTTTTTCTATTGTACTGATTAAGGGTAGTTGTTTTTAATGTGAATTTTGGAAGATCAGCACCCTTGACCAACAAACCAATTTCATTTTGATGTTGATATTTCAAGTTCAGTGACTTTAGAGCACTTGTATTGATGTCAAAGAATACGTGATATAGGAACTTACTCTTAGGAGCTAGCCTAAAATAGTCGTCTTGGAACGTCCTGGATGCGTGTTGCCACGATCCAAGATTACCCTTGGGGTTAGTTATGCCATTTACTAGCTGATCTAAGAAGCCGTTGTTTTTACTTGCCATACATATATTTATTGATTACAATTAACTGCGTATATAACTTTTAATCAATAAAAAAGGCTGTTGCCAGCCTTTTTATTAACGTCCTGCGCCAGTTGTTAAAGTATTTACAGTACGACCAATTGCTGTACCAACACCAGTGCCTTGTGGGCTTTGGATACAGTTATCTGGTTGAATTGTAATGTCAATAGTTGACGGACCTTGTTCACCGTATGCTAAGTTTTGATAGTTAGCTGCGGTTAGGTAACAACCATAACATTCCCAAGTTTCTAATACTGTTGGTGTGCTGGCTCCGTTACCGCCGTCTAACATTTCAATACGTAGTGTGAACTTATAATCTACGCCTGAAGCTGCTGATGCTTGTTCAAAGAAGTCAAATTGTTTTTGTAGCTGTTCGCCAACTAATTTGCTTACTGAACCAGTTACGTCATCACGTAAAACAATTGCAACGGTACCCCATACTGGCTTACCTGCAAAGTTAATTTTACTGTTATAGATTTCAATAGTCTGATTAGCAAAGGTTACTGTTGGGCGAGCAGCACTTTGTACTTGCTTAGTAAGTTCTGTTGTTGGTGTACTGACACCAAAGTTTTCAAACATCACTCTAAAGCGATATTTGAGCTTTGGCATCAACAAGCCTTGTGCTGATGCGCTAGCATCTGATGCTAGCGGCACTGTGAATTTTGATAATGTTGCGATTGCCATAATTAATATGCTCCGTTATTGATATTTATCATCTTATAGACCAGCTATTTCGCCAGTGTTCTTTAGGCGTAATGGAATGTAGATGAATTCAACTGCTTTGACCGGTTCAATGGCC